TAAGGCTAAGTTGTACCCGTATGAATACCAAGCCACTTCTTGTGCAGGCATGTTTTCTGTATCCAATGGTTGATTGGCTAGTTCCACTACTGCGCGAAGGGCTTCACGCCTCGGCTTTTCATTTGCATATCGTAGTTCCATCGAGTAAATCTTCTTAAGCAAATCATCTTGGGTCATGATGCGCTTTTATCCTTGTCTAGTATGCGAATGGCCCAATCTAGGCCATGGTTAAAGCCATCCATCCATTCATAATCTTTATGCCCCAATGGCATAGAAGTCTTAGCGTCTTCCATCTTTTGCTTAGCCTTTTCAATGTCATTCAACATCTGGCACCCACGCATAAGATTTGTAGTGAGCGATACGGCGGATAGTTTCCTGGCTTACGTTGTACTGCTTAGCCAGTTCAATCACCTTCACCGCTTTATTCTTCTCAATGCGATAAGCCTTGCGAATAGCGCGGATGTCATCTTGGGTGTCTATCTTTGATAATAGGTTTGTAAAGTTCATTAGTACCAACCCTTTCTGTATTCATGTTTTAACGCGTTACATGCGCTATTGTGCCAATGAAGGCGTATGTATAGCAAGCCCCATCGGATTTGTGTTTGGTAGTCGTATTTATAGTCACGACCAAACTGTGCCATCTTGGTAGCAGGTAAAGCCTGCGGAATACCTAGCGCACCGCCGTTAGTATTGCGAGCGTACATGTTCCAATGGCTTTCCATGGTCCATAACTTCACCAAACATCCCCATTGTGCAGCTGTAGCACCTTGTCGGGTATAAAGTACCCGGGCAAAGTGCTTAGGGCTGCTGAGATGGTCGTTTGCAGCGTTTGTAGGGGCATTAGAAAGCCATAGGCTTACTACTGTTGCTCCGATAAATCCGATGATGAGTAGTTTCTTGCGTTTTCTAGTATTTGTAGTCTTAATACTTTTGGCCTTTCTGTTGGTGCTATCTTCACGGGTAATACTCCCGCTCGTGTAGCTTCATGGCGTATCTGAATAAACATTGGAGATTTATCCCACGCGCTTACTGTTTGATTTACAGCCTTTCGTCGCTCGACCGGTAACGTACTTGCAAAAATGCCATAATCAATTGTAGTCGTATTCTCCATGGCATAGTCAAGACATGAATTGTCCTTAAAAAGTGGACATTCTTGGCAGATTTGCATAGCTTTTACTGCCGTTGCGATAGTTTTCTTGGTTATCGCCACGTATTCCGGCTTACGTCCGGATCCTTCCGGTGCTTCCGGATACCACCACTCCGGGTCATACTCCGGATTAGCGCAACTGGCGCGGATTTCTGGGTTTAGGCTCATTGGGAATCTCCATTAGTTAGGTGGTTGAAAGCTTCATCATAGCCACGTAGCCATGCTTCTTGTAGGGCCTTGTCGATTTGCTTCTCCATTTCGCGAGTAATAAGTGTGCTTAGTTCACGGATGGTATTCATTTGGCGTCACCATAGATCCATGCAAAATCCGGGTCTGAAATTAGTTCTTGCATGCGTTGTGCGTTAACTTTAATTTTTAGGCTTCTGGTGGCTAGTTCTTGGCCATCCGGGTCATCGCTAAATGCCAGGAACCGGGCATGGGCTTTTCTCTCAATGGTACTCCAAAACTCAAGCCGAGATAGACTTGAGAGAGTTTGGTCATGGGTCATCTTGTTCACTCCTTGTGATAGTTTGAGTGGTGCGTCCGGCTAGGGACATAGACAAGAATACGACCGGTATTTGCAAAATGTCAAGAATCGAAACGGCGCATTGTGTAGCACGCCGGGCTGCCGGTAATTGACGGCAGACATGAGCCGCGCGGCTATCCGTAACTAAACCGGTGCCGCGCGTGTTTACATTATGAGCTAGTTATTAAGCGGTTAATCCTCCCCGTCCGGACATGCGCAAGGTTCACTGTCGCACCCGTGGCAATAGGCCCACGGATGCCCGCACTCTTGCAATTCTGACATAGTCATGCGGCGTTATCGTCGTATGGGTGGCAGTCGCAAAAGTCATGGCATGCGCAATACGCGCCGTCGGTATAACATATCCATTCACCGGTAAGCCATCCCCGGTATCCGTAACGCTTGACGCCGTCCACCATTACGTAATAATGGCCGTAATCGTCCATAATTGCGCCGTCCATGCGGCGTGTATCTTCTAGGGTAGTCATGCCCTTATCCTCCAATTGTTTATTGTGAGCTGCCGAAATAGCCGCCCATCGTCCCCCACCGGCTGCCCGGTGGAGGGTAATGGGTATCTATTACTTATTGCCTTTCCATGTTGTAAGTATGCAGACATAGCCGTCCGCCGTGTTATGGCAGTGGCGATAAATCGGGTGATGGGTGGCGCGGAAAGTAATCCCGGCGACGCCGACAATTAGCGCGAGTAGTAGCATGTAGAAAGTACGCATTAGGCGTTAATCTCGCTTAATTCTTGAGCCTTCTCGTACGCGTAAATAGACACGGCGGCAAATAATCCGCGCATAGCGCAATAAAGATAGTGAGAATTAAGGTCGGTCAATGAAGGGTTTACGTCCCACTCAAAATGTTCGGATACCTCGTCATCAAGCTCGCTTACTGCCCATAGGCTTAATTCTTGCACGCGGCGGTTGATGTTCGAGTAATAGTCTTGAGTCTGGCTATCGGCCCACTCATAATTCTCGTCACTATTCGCCATGTCGTCGTCGTATTCTTCCGATTCGTCGTAAATATAACCGGCGACGCCGTCGGCGGCGTTAGCTATCTCGATAGCCCATTCCGGGCCGGCGACATGATCGGGTAGCTGCTGCCATAGCTCGCTTAGCGAACCATTAGTGAGATTCTCGACTGTAATCGTGTCGAGTACGGCCTTGATGTCTTTACCTGTAGTCATCGGTAGATCCTTCCATGATCTAGTTACGGAACCGATTAGCCCCGCACTATGACACCGGGAGGGTTTTTCCCGGTGCCATCGTGCGTGTCTAAGCGTTAGGTGTGCGCATAGGCATTAGTAAGAGTTTCCAATTGACCCGGTTGGTGTTTACTTGCGCGATTAGGGCCTTTTTCTCGCCGGTCGAGCGTAATACGAGCGGGATGTTCTTATCTAGGCCCGGTACTTTCGCCATGTCGGCGAGTAGCTTAGGGTTTAGTGATACGGCATCCATTGGGTAATAGGTATCGGTTAGCAATTGCGCGAATGGTGGAAAGTTACCGGATACGCCGCGATAATTCCACGTCCCCTCGATGGTAACTAGGCGGATAAAGTCGCCTTCAATTTCGACAGTTATTGGACGAGATACACGGCCAATGCGCGGCTTAAGGTTCGAGCGGATAGCCTTAGCGAAATTAAGCGGGATTAGTATCTCGAAACCATTATCCACGTTATCGGTGAATAGGTCATTGCTTACGCCGTGGAATAGGCGATAACGATCGGTAGCTGTAGCGGTTAGCACGCCGTCGGTTAGTGCTAGGCGCACGGCGTTTAGTGTAGGTAGATCGGCCTTGCTATGAGCAGCTAACGCCGCGCCGGCTAGTAGGTCGTCAAGTGTTGCAGCGTTAATCTCGAGCTTGATAATGCGGGTTTCTAGTGTTGTAGTCATGGTTTATTACCTTCCAATTGAGTTGATGTTACGTCCCGGTGTCACCGGTACGGGGCTAGTGTGCCATGAATTGTCACCCAATTGCAACTATTTAGGGAAGATATTTTGCAATTATTTTGCCCAATTGCTGCCCAATTGAGCTGCCATCGGGCCGGTTAGTGGCTGCCTATGGTGTCGGAATTGGGTAGCTGCCCCGGTGGATGTCTGGCCTATGGGCCGGAATCGGTGGCGTATCGGTGGGCTATTGGGCCGGAAAGTACAGTCGTCCCACCCGCTCGCAATAGCCCGGTATTCCCCGTTATCCGCCCGGTTATGCCGCCAATACCCGCCCGCCCGGTCGTATAACACCGGCCGACCGGTACGAAACGGGTTAGTAATTTTGGCATCAAGCGACATCGCCGGCCGGTACTACGCCGTGCAAGTCGTCATTGCGCCGCCCGCAAATACGGGCAAACGGGAAACGGCAACCGGGGGGATTTAAACACACGCGCCGCAATTTCATTGCAGTCCACCAAAATATTTTTTATAAATATAGGCGCCAACACCGCGCTGACCAGCACTTTTACCCGTAATGTATATTGTGTGACGCGAATCACAATGCCCAACCCGGGATAAAGCCCTTTTATCCCGCCTTAGTATATATAGGGGATTAAATAAATTAATCCCACCCGGTTCGGCTCACGGCGGAGTGAGCCTCACGAGCGTAGCCGTTGAGACGAAGATCGGAAGCCTCTATCGGGCTTCCTTTAACCCCATAGGTTAGGCGCTGCAAGCGCCCCCTAAAGACAACCCAAGTATTACCCATGGGCAACGCTTCGCGGTAGGAGTAATAGGTTTACCAATGGCTAAACATACGAATACGTACAAGCTAGCCCCAGAGGCTACCTTGTCCGCCCCACAGGCAAAAAAACGCCTCGTTGAATTAATCAACGATGGCGTGAAAGTCGAAGACGCTTGTCGCGCCGTTGGCAAGTCGATTAAGTCGTATGAGTACTATCGCGCTACCGATCCGCAATTTAAAGAGGCGATTGATCTTGCCCGGGTTATTAAAAACCGCAAAGGCGTCGTGGCAGAAGATGACGCCAACATTTCATTTGAAGATTTTCGGGCCAAATATCTTAACTCGCAAACTTTTCCACATCAGCGTAATATAACCTCGCTGCTGGAGGAAGGTGAGCCAGCATGGCTTCACGGCAACATGACCTACGAACCTGGCTTTAAAAACTACGTTCTTGTCAACATGCCGCCGGAACATGCCAAATCAATGACCGTCTCGATTGACTACGTCACCTACCGGATTGTCACCGATCCGAACGTCCGTATCAAGCTCGTGTCGAAGACACAGAGCATGGCCAAGGAATTCTTGTACGCGATTAAGCAAAGACTGACCTCGCCTCAATGGGCAGAGTTACAGAGAAGATACGCACCAGTTGAAGGATTTAAAGCCACGGCAGAAAAGTGGACGCAGGATGCGATATACCTAGAACGTGACTCAGGTGAAAAAGATCCTACCGTTCAGGCTTTAGGCATCGGCGGACAGATCTACGGCGCACGTGCCGATCTTATTATTCTCGATGACTGCGTCACCCTCGCCAACGCTGGCGAATACGAAAAGCAGATCCGATGGATCCAGCAGGAAGTACTTACCCGTGTCGGCCCTACCGGCAAGATTCTTGTTGTAGGTACCCGCGTTGATCCAATGGATCTATACCGAGAGATGCGCAACGCCGAACGTTATCCAGACAATCGCAGTCCTTGGACTTATTTGGCTATGCCAGCGGTACTTGAATTTGCCGATGATCCAAAAGATTGGGTAACCCTCTGGCCTAAGTCGGACCGTCCATGGGATACTGACGAAACCCCCGCTGACGAAAATGGGCTATACCCCCGGTGGAGTGGCGAGCATTTGCGTCGCCGCCGTGGACTGATTGATCCGAAAACTTGGGCCATGGTTTATCAACAGCAAGATGTTGAATCCACGGCTATCTTCTCACCAGAGTGTGTACGAGGTGCTGTCAATGGCATGCGTGCCTCCGGCCCGCTTATCCCCGGCGCACCGGGCCATCCAAGCAACAACTCGGCTGGCTATTACGTCGTCGCGGCAATGGATCCTGCAATGGCCGGAGATACATTTTCGGTCGTTATCGCCGGAGACAGAACCACGGGCAAACGCTATCTTCTTGAAGCATCAAGAATGCCAGCGCCTACACCACAGCAGATTCGTGACTTGATCTTTAGTTGGACTGAAAAGTACAACCCAAAAGTCTGGGCAATTGAGCGTAACGCTTTTCAGCTTTTCCTCACACGCGATGAAATGATCAACTCGTTTCTCGCATCACGCGGCACACGCCTAGTGCAGCACTACACCGGTAACAACAAGATGGATCTTGAATTCGGCGTAGCTTCAATGGCACCACTATTCGGCTCGAGCGACAGTCAAGGCAAATACTTAAAGAATAACCTATTGGAATTGCCTCGGGCCGATAACGAACATGTTAAAGCATTGATCGAGCAATTGATTACTTGGTCAGCTGGAACAAAAAATAAGCAAGACGGTCCTATGGCCCTTTGGTTCGCAGAAACGCAGATGCGTGACTACATCAACCAAACCGGTGCATACGGCGGATCGTTTGTTAAAAATCCATTTGCAACGCGTAACCAATTGGCTTCACGCAAGGTTGTTAACTTGGAAGAATATCAACAATTGCAGGATAAACTTGCAGCCAACGGAGGGTACATAAGTGACTATAGATATCGATGAACTTGGCGTCAAGGTACGCAAGTTACGCGATAGATTTCACACGCGTGATTCCCGCTGGGCTGATCTTATGGCTATTCGCCAAGGCGATATCCAGCAAGTTTTTCCCGGTATGTTCTCCGAAGAATACCCAAAGCCAATGGTGGCAAACTTTATCGATATCGCAGCACGCGATGTTGCTGAGGTAATTGCTCCGCTACCAGCATTTAACTGCGATACAACCGATGCTATCTCTGATCGTGCGCGTAAGCGTGCCGATAAGCGTACATCGATCGTAGCCGGCTACCGCGATACTTCAAACCTACAAACTTTGATGTATACCGCTGCCGATCGTTACTTGACATTTGGCATGTTGTCTTTCATCGTCGAGCCTGATTTTGAAAACAAACGCCCAATGATTCGCGTCGATAACCCATTGGGAACATATCCAGAGTTTAACCGCTTTGGTAAATTGCTTTCATACACACGTCGCTACAACAAGACTGTGCGTGAACTATGCAACGATTTCCCGGAGCTTGAAGGCCAGATCCGCGGCAAGTACGAAAACCGCAACTCAGAACGTATCTTGGAAATCTTTCGCTATCAAGATAAAGATGAGCTAATTCTTTTTATCCCAGAGCGTAGCAACCTTATCCTTGAGCGTGCGGTAAACAAGCTAGGCGAGATTCCTATCGCTATCGCTATTCGTCCCGGCGTTGATTCAGATGAGAACCAACGTGGACAATTTGATGACATCATGTGGCTACAAGTTGCCCGTGCGCGTTTTGCTACATTTCAATTGGAAGCAGCACAAAAGTCAGTACAAGCACCATTTGCTTTGCCAGCTGACGTTAACGTACTTGAGATTGGTCCGGATGCAACCATCCGCTCGGCCAACCCAGAAAAGATCCGCCGCGTAGGTCTTGATATTCCTAGCGGAATTTTCCAAGAATCATCGTTGCTCGATCAAGAACTGCGCGTAGGCGCACGATATCCTCAAGGACGTCTTGGCGAGCAATCTGGTTCAATTGTTACAGGCCGTGGCGTAGAAGCCCTTATGGGTGGATTTGATACACAGGTCAAAACAGCGCAAGCTGTATTTGCTGAAACATTCCGTCAGGTAATGAAGCTCTGCTTTATGACCGATGAAAAGTACTTTGGCGATGTTGAGAAAGAAGTGCGCGGTGTTATCAATGGCGCACCATACGAAATTACCTACACGCCTAACAAAGATATTCAAGGCGATTACTGGG